GACTTTATCACAACGTCAATCACGCGCGGGCAGCTTGCGGCGATTGTTGACGGCGTGCTGATCGAGGGCGCGCCGGTATCGGACTGGCTATCTCGGCAGGCTGGCGACACGCTGCAACGCTTTACGGACGCTATGCGGCTGGGCATTGCCGAGGGGCAGACGAACGCCTCGCTAATCCGCGCTGTTCGCGGTGGGACGCAGAACGGATCACCCGTTCAGGGGTTCATGGAGATATCACGGCGAAATGCCGAAAGCCTGGTTCGATCGGCAACGCAGGCCGTGTCGCAGAAGTCGCGGCAATCGCTTTACGAGGGCAACGAAGACATCATCAAATCGTTGCAGTGGGTCTCAACCATAGATTTACGAACCACAATTTTTTGCGCTGTTCGCGACGGTTTAACCTACACGGTTGATACGCACGAGCCGATTGGGCATGATATTCCTTGGGGCGGGGGAGCAGGAAATGCTCATTGGGGATGTCGAAGCACGTCGGTCCCGGTGCTCAAGTCATTCCGCGAGTTAGGGTTTGACATCGACGAAGTGCCAGCATCCACGCGGGCAGGCATGGATGGGCAGGTAGCGGCAGACACGACGTTTGAAGGCTGGTTATCTCGGCGCGACGTGGCAGAGCAAAACGACAAGCTAGGCGTGGGGCGCGCGCAACTCTGGCGCGATGGAAAGATCAAGTTCCGCGACTTGGTAGACGGCAACGGACGCGAGTTGACGCTTGCAGAATTGAGAGCAAGGCTATGACAATGCTACATGAAGCGAGCGGCCACAGTCCCAAGCAAGTATGCGCTGGAATCGGGTTGTCGTTTCCACGTTATAGCCATTGGCGCAATATGGGCTACATTACCACGAGCGTCGGCGACAAGCGCAAAAAGCTATCGGAGGCCGAGTTTCAAAGGCTTTACAGGTTGATGTTTCTAACTCAAGACTGCGGTTTTACCATTCAGGGCGCGGCAAAGGTTCTTGACGCTGGTTGCTACTCCAATGTGTGCGAATCTTTAAGGACTGGCGGCGCAATCACATGACTTGGGAACTTGCAAAATTTATGCCGCACGTTTAGGCTTTGCAAAGGGATAGGCGGATACGCCGAAAAGCTGGCCCCCATCCAGCCTGCCCGGTTCACAAAATGGGTTGCCTTGGGAGGGCAGAGATATGAAAACCAATAAAATAACTAGTCCGAGCGACCATAGAGCGCTTTTGCTGGCCGCAATGGAAGCGGTCTGCGAAGGGAGAATGAACGTTGGCCAAGCTAATGCATTGGTCGGGCTTTCTGGTGAGTTGCATAAAAGCATAAGACAAGAATGGGATATGAGGGTTTTCGCCGCAGAGAACCTAACCCTAGAGCATGGGCGCGTCGTCAAGATGCTGGGGGAGGATTGATGCTTGCCTGGGGCGAACGTAAGTACGAATTTGAATATGGGATAGCAAAAAGGGCAGGCAGATTACTTTCAGCTTCATACATTGAGAAAAAATGGACTACGTTTTCGCTTGAAATATCTAAGTCTCTGAATTGTAGATTTGAATCGTTTATAAGCTGTTCATCAAAGAAGTGCTTTTTCAACGAGTTTAAGCTTGCATTTTCACATCCTATATATCAGATGACTGATGAATTTGTAAAACTTAGAATAGCACATGACAACAAAAGCATATTGTTTTGGGCTTATCCTGAAAAAAAACTTCTAGGAGATCAAATCTTTAGGTCACAAAACGATATATGGCGAGAGGCAACAAATGACATGATTCACGACTTTTAGATAACCTACCACACCACACGACCTTAAACCCTGCTTCGGCGGGGTTTTCCTACGTTCGCGGGATGCGAACCACAACAGCGGGAAGCTGAGACCATGAAAATCGAAGTATCAGACGCCACCACATTGCCTGAGTGGCTGCAAGGCCACGTAGCAGACGGCCACCTTGATCTAGGCGCGCTTGCCGCACCGGAAGACGTGGCGGGCCTCAAGACGGCGCTATCTAAGGAGCGCGGCAACGCAGCGGCCTACAGCAAGTACGGCACCCCGGCGGAGATTGACGCCAAGATCGCCGAGCTAACCGACAAGGCCAAGGGCAGCGGCAAGGGCGCGGATGATGCGCAGGCCAAGCTTGACGCAATGGCGGCTGACTACGAAGGCAAGCTGACCGGCGCAAATGACCGGATCAGCAAGATGATGCAGCGCGGCGCGTCGTCTGACCTCAAGGCGGAACTCGCGAAAGCCGGGTTTATCGCAGAATCAATTGACGACATCGCCAGCAGCGCGATGGGGCGTCTACATTTTCACGAAGACGGGTCTGCAAAGATCATGACTTCGGACGGAAAGCCCATGATTGGCAGCGGTGCCGATCACGGTGCGACCTTGGCCGACTTGGCTAAGGAACTTGCCGCATCCAAACCCTACGCGGTTCGGGACGGCGGCAAAGGCGGCGGCGGGAAGCCACCGGCATCGACTGGCGGGACGCCTGACAAGCCAACGGTAACGCGAGCGCAGTTCGACGCAATGTCGCAAAGCGAGCGGGCCAATCACTCAAAATCAGGCGGCGGCATTCAAGGCTGACCCCCACAAAAGGACTAAACACACATGGCAAACGTTTTTGACAACCTCGCAGCAGACATCTACAAGGCCGCCGACATCGTCGGTCGCGAACTGGTCGGCGTGATTCCATCCATGACCGTAAACGCTGGAACTGAGCGCGCTGCGTTCGGCGACGTTGTGCGGTCTGCGTTCACGCGCGCATCGCAGGTCAACGAAACCTACACCCCGTCGATGACCCCCCCCGAAGGCGACGACCAGACTGTCGATAACAAGACCGCGACCATCAACAAGGTGGCCAACGTCCAGATCCCGTACACCGGCGAAGACATCTTGAAGTTGAACAACGGCGCAGGATATGAGACGATCTACGGCGACCAGATCGCGCAGGCAATGCGAGGCATCACTAACAAGATTGAAAACTACGCCGCGCTGACACTCTATCAGGGTGCATCCCGCGCAGTTGGCACCGCGGGCACCACTCCATTCGGCACGAACTTTGACGTAATTGCCGAGGCGCGCCAGATTCTTGTCGACAACGGAATGCCGCTGGATGGCCAAGCAACCTTGGCGATCAACACAGCCGCCGGCACCAAGCTGCGCAACCTGGCCCAGCTGCAGAAGGTAAACGAGTCTGGCGGTGAAGATCTGCTACGTCGCGGCGAACTGCTCAACTTGCAGGGCCTGATGCTGAAGGAAAGCAACGGCATTGTGTCGCACGTCAAAGGCACAGCCACAAATGGTCTAACCAACGGCGCGTTGGCAGTTGGCGATACCACTATTGCGGTTGACACCGTGACCGTAGGCGCGACCGGTTACGAAGCTGGCGATGTTATTACTTTTGCAGCTGACTCTGCAAACAAGTATGTCGTTGCCACTGGCTTCGTCGGCGCGTCTGGAAACTTGACAATTCAAGGCCCCGGCATTCGCGTGGCGATTCCCGACAACAACGCAATCACAGTCGGCAACAGCTACGTCGGCAACTTTGCGTTTCACCGCGCGGCGGCCGAGCTGGTTGTGCGTCCGCCTGCCATGCCACAAGGCGGCGACATGGCTGCCGATCGCCTGACCGTGCAAGACCCGTTCTCTGGTCTGGTCTATGAGATGGCGATGTACAAAGGCTACGGCAAGTCGATGCTGGACATCACCACTTTCTACGGTGCGAAGGTCTGGAAAAGCGATTTTGTCGCCACGCTGCAAGGCTAATTTTTGCAGAGGGGCGGGCTTCGGTTCGCCCCTTCACAAAGGTTATTCTGACAAACAAGGGGCGCTGCAATGGCACTTGATACCACCATCGGCGGCGTGACCGCTGACAGCTACGGAACGCTTGCGGGTTATGAGTCCTATGCAATTGATCAGGGCTTTACTTTAGAAGCGACAGAAGCGTTGAACGAGATAAACTTGCGCAAGGCGGCAAAATTTCTTGATCGCAAGTATATGTTTATCGGCTCGCAGCAATACCAGTTTCAACAACTAGCATGGCCGCGTTTGGTTAATGACCTTGTAAACGACTGGCCGGTAAACCCTGACTCAATTCCCCAAAAGATTATTTATGCGCAGTTTGAAGTGGCATACATTTTGCAGGGCGGCATTGAGCCGTTTGCAACAATTGTAAACAGCAGCACAAGTGAAAGCATCAAGGTCGGTCCAATCACAATTGACAGCGAGACATTGCCGACTGGCAAGCCCCGCATTGTTGCAGTTGATGGGTTGCTGCTTGGGTACATCCGGGGCGGTCCCGGCATGGTCAGCATGAGGCGCGGCTAATGGCTACCATTGCAAGCCAAGTCACAGCGGCGTTTGCCAAGCTGGCAGCTAAACAACCTGACGCAATCCAGACAGGGACCATTCAGCAGCC